TCTGATAGATGTCTTGGTGATAGATATTATCTTCATCCAAGTACAATACACGATACTGTATATTGATTTTTGAACGGAACATACCTACATCAGGCTCCTCGACATCCTCCTTCACAACAACAAGTGCAGTTACCGTCTGATTGTTTATCACACGAGTTCTCCAGTTGATGATGGTCTCGGCCTTATACATCCTGACATAAGGACGAATATTCAGCCTCTCCATGTCTGCCTTGGAATAAACCGCATCTTCATCAATACTCGGAAAATCAACAAAAAGACCACAGCGATTAGTTTGTATAACCTCCAAAAGAACATCCTTTGAAAATGATACAAGCGACTGACCATCTGCAGTAATGTTCTCACGATATGGCTCAAGCTGCTCTGGTATATTTACAACAGGGTCCTTTCTAAACACCAAACCCCTCAAGCCTTGTGCGGTTCTTGAGGTGGCTGGATAGAAATGTGCGTACTCAAGATAAATCTCGTAGGCCGCATTGCCTGAAGCATCATTGCTGTGTCCGGGCAAGCGAGGAAGGTACCTGACGGTCTTATCTTTAACAGCGCCTTCACCGGCAACAACATCACGTACCTTCTCCATGTTGCTCAGTGCATTGACCAGCTCTGGTCTTACGTATGATACATCGTTGATTGAAAACTCCACTGCATTATCTCCTAAGTGTATAATGCAGTGTATCATAACTACTATGACATTGTCAAGTCCGGGATTATCCTAGTCTTACACCCATTCTACCGACACCTGCACGAGCCTGCAAGACACGATATCCAAGAGCATCAAGCAAGTGGTCCTCAGACGCGGTATCAATATCTTCCATCTTCTTCTCGTCACGAGGAGCTGTGGGGAGTGTACGTATCAGGTCGTTGCAAACGTTGAACACAAACAGCCCCGGACGCTCCATTGGCTTGCCAAGCTTTATATCATGAGAGCAGGCAAGCCTGTCACGAATGAGAGACCAGCGCTTCACACGAGACCCCGGACTCTTGTCTGATGGAAAGAAGATATCAGCACGAGAGCGACCGGCATTTCCCCAGAAACCTGCATTGATGCCAGAAGATTGGGACATATTATTGATAACAGTGTATATGCTATTATCGGCAGGTCCCGGGTTTATCCTTGAAGATATTGGCGCCAAAATGGTATTGTTGTCTTCACGGTACTTTATTCCAGCGCCAATATCATTGTTTGGCATGAACAGACCAGTATTCGGGTCCTTTGCCCGCTTGTCGTTACCATACCACTCGTCAATCACAAACAATGTACCGGGAGGGAATTTGTAAAAAGTGCCGTCATCATATTCCACTGGCTCCCCGTTGGACTCTGCAACCCAAAGAACAGCAAAAGGTTTGGAAGAACCCCAGTCAAAACATCGGTTAATGTACCATCCCTTCGGAATACGGAACGGTTCAACAACGTGAACATCCCGCCGCCATAAGTCGTCAAACATACCTCCGGCAACAATGTCCCAGTTGCCTTCAAGCATTGCTTTCACAAGCTCTGGGGAACCAAGCCCCTTCAACCTGTCAATATACCCCGGGTCCTCCTTGAGAAGAGCAGGATTATCATAGACCGTTGCAGGGATGTACTGTCTCAACATACCACCCTCTTCTATAGGAGCGCGTTTTGGACGGTAGATATTATCCTTATCAACAAAATCAACAAACATGTGCTTCCATAAATTGTGGAACGAAGACCCGGGGTTAGAAGCACAAATAATTCTAGGGAACCACTTTTTCCACTTCTCCGGTGGGGACCAGTTACCAATACGTACACGACCTCTAAGAAAGTTGTAAATAGGTTCAGAGAAGTGAGTTGCCTCATCTATCATTAAGACATGTATCTCAGCGCCTTGATAGATATACACATCTTTCTCATATTGTACGTGTCTCAGATATATGATTGAACCGCCAGCAAAACTACCAGATGGACCATTCTTAAACTGAATAATGTTATTCTGGGAATCAATACGTACGAGCTTACGCTGCACTGCTGTAGCAAGCATTGCTTGAAAACCAGATGGTCCAAGTAAGTGATTTGTCTTTAGCTCAGTATATGTTTTTCTGAACAAGAACACGTTTACTCCCGGACACTCCAACGCCAATATGATGCTCATTGCCCTCATGCTGTAGGAGTTATGGGTTACGGTGAAGTCGTTAGCAAGAAACAGCCCGTATGGGTTATCTACCGTGACACACCTACACTCTTTCTTCCCAACGTATTCAATTGACTCAATGACTTTTCCAAAATACTGAGGGTCTCTAGTAAAATTATTACAATTTATCTTCTTCCTCCCCAACCTAAAGAATTTAGACTGCTCAATAGCGGACCAGTACACTCTCCACACAGGCTTACAAATAACTTTTTCACCCTGTGCATCACGATAATAAGTCACTGGCTTATAACTAACAGAAGCGTAAGCGCCTAATGACCTCAACACCCAAGCAACATCATTAGCAAGCTGCTCTGATGTAGAAGTAAACTCTCCGCCATTATCAGTAGCGTCTCCAGAGAATCCATCAGTATCCATAAGACCCTGAATAAGTTTAAATCTATCCTCTATAGATGAGTACTTATAGTATTCAGGAATATACTTAGTGTCAGAATAGGTCCCGTATAGCTTAATATACTTCAAATCAGCAATCAACTTTTTCTTTTCATCACCATCAATTACCATTGACCCATCCTTAGCAAGTCTAAATCCGTAAAAACCATCCTCCTCAAAATACTTCAATATCTCTGCAGTATCTCCTTCTTCCTTGTAAGAGATTATTACATTATCTGTTAGAACACCATCTCCTAAAAGCACACCAAGCACATATGGAGGTATTGGCCTCACATTTACCTTATAGGCTTTTGTAAACTGAACAGGATATGAAATTGGTATCTTGATATTATTAATTCTAGGATACCCTTCTGAATCAGTATTTGTATTATGACTAAGCTCTTCAAGTCTATTTTTCAACTCTAAAGTAGTCCCGACTCTACAGTGACTCAAAGGATGTCCAAGCCCATCCTGAACCAATTTTTTATGTTTCTTTTTATGGTTACCAGCAATCCAATATGTCCAAAGATGTCCTTCAGATGCTTCGACCACCGTACCATCATTAAAATGCACCGCATAAATGTCTTGCATTGACCAAGGAGTAATATCTACTATTTTGGTAGGTCTTCCTGAGTAATCAACTAGAGAATTTCCAATCTCTAAATCTTCCCAAGCCCTTTCACCAAAAGGAGTTATAACCCGAGTGCCCTTGACCAATGCCTTTCCCCCCCCGCGGCACCACCAAATAGCACTTCGTTAGGGATTTCATAATTTTCCGGAACCATGTCTGGATGTGAAAACATCAACAGTTGTTTCGGAAATAGATTGAAGCTCAACCCATACTCATCATACACGCTCATATAGACCTCTTAAAACTTTAAAATAACGCCCCACAAGAGACATTTTAATACTTATACCCATACTATATCACAAATCTAATATTTTGTCAATACCTATTTTAAACCTTTTCAGAAAAAAACTCAGCACCTCTCCGAAGTACCACTAACACAAACTATACCACACCTCACATGACATTGTCAAGTCTACTTTTACGTTTTTCCTCAAGAAGCTTCAAAAACTGCTGCCTATCGACAAACTCAGCCTTGTACTTCATGGCAAGCTGAGCAAACTCTGCAGCTTCTTTCTCATTGGTCAGCTGGCAGAGGTATAGCTGCTTTCCTGACAAATTCACTTTTACAACAAATTTGCCACGACTATTCTTCGCATACCCCTTAAATTTCATAGGGCCTATGTAAAACCCGTAAGTATCGTACAGAAGCCCATAAAACTGTTGCTTGTTCTGGTAATCATCAATTAATTCAAATGCCAATTCATATACAGCAGCCGCCTCTTCCTTTGTAGGGTAAGTACCAAGTCCAATATAGTGCCCATGAATAGTGATATGAGCATTGTACCCATTTACTCTTTTAGTTACCCCGACACAATCGTTCTTACGATGGGCAACCATATAATGAAAATGCCTCTTGTCAATTAGTCTCAGATTCTCAAGAGAGTTGTCAGTGAGGATTCCATTGACATGCAGGATGCACATTGTATCTGGAATATCCTTTTCATGCCATAACATCCATATCACCTTATGCAGATTCATAATCTTTGCACCTACCATGATACAGTAATATTTGTCATTAAACATAATCTTGCACGGTTCCCAAGAACCAGAGTACTTCTCGTATACCACACCATCAATTAATCGTACATGTTTTTTCATTTCTTCCAATAACATACATTTCTCCTTACTTACTACAGTGTATCACATTTTTTAAGTTTTGTCAATATGTACCAGAAGGAATATAGTAACAAAACATTAAAAATATATGCATATGTACCAGAGTGCGTAAAGTAACCCGATGCCGGGTTTTTGGGTGTAGGCCTACCTTATATATATAATAATGCTTCGCTGCCGCTTTGCATTATATTAATAAAGAAACAATATGAGTACATATTGTAAGCGAAATTTTCGGAGTACCTCAATTTCGCTGCTTGGTTTTTTAAAATTATTTTGTCAGATTGTATAGTAATCATTAGCCTGCTAAATCAAAACCATACAACCTGCCTAAATAAACTAATCATAAGGCATCACACGCCACCGCTGCGGCAAAGGTGGACTTGACAATGTCATAGTAGTTGTGATACACTCTTGAGATAACAGTACGTAAGGAGATGTAATGATTAGTTCAAAGAAGCTTAAAGTCATTTTTGATTATTATACAGAAAACGGGGAAGAGGCTGCAAGTGAATACTTTGACATCTCAATGAAGTCTCTGAAGCGTTATATAAGTCTTTACAGGCAGTATGAACGAGAAGGTATTAAAGAGAAGCAGGACGGTTCTGTAGAAGTGACTGCAACCGTGGACACAAAGCTCACCAACGTGTTTGAAGCCATGGACTACGGTAAGCTTGACCCTACGGCATGGCGTCCGCACCGTGTGGACTACAACCAACGCGCAGACGGTTCCCTGCAGTTCAAGGCTGCCTTTGTTCCGATAGCGGGTGATGTGAAAGAATCCCCCGAAGCATATATGCAGAAATTTGTTGACTTTGTGCAATCCTACAAAGTCCCTGTGTTTGACCGTGTGGTGGTTGACAGCGAGAACATTCTTGCAACAATATCAGCTGCTGATTGGCATCATGGGAAGCAGGTTTGGGGTAAGGAGATTTCCGGTGGCGGTGAGAATTGGGATATCCATGAATCACGCTCGGAATTTGAGAATTACATAGCCTATGCAAAGATGCGAGTTGCTCCATACAGACCTGATACAATTGTTCTGGAGCTGCTTGGTGATTGGTTCAATGTTGACAGTCCGAGTAACACTACGGTGTCCGGTACTGTGCAATCTGAGGACAGTAGATTCATAAAGACGCAGGCCT